GTCGGTGACCTGACCGGTATTCCCGACCCCAGAATCCGCCGTAACAAACCTAAATTGTGTCGCGCCGCCAGTGGCCGCGATCTGCATGGTTGACCAATTTTCTGCCATTGTCCTTCTCCTAATTTAGGGCTTGCGCCTTGAGTGCGCGGTAGATTGACAGCGCTTTGATCTGGTCTCCGTCCGCGCGGCGTAAGGCCTCTTCTGAGATCTCTGTATCCGTCTTGTTTTGATCGTCAACGGGCGCGGGCGCTGGCTCTGACAATTGAACAGCAAATGGATTGACCGCGATCGCGCGCGGGCCTTCCACGGCGGGCGCGGGCGCGGCTTTGATCGCTTCAGTCAAGACCATGTGGACGCGGTCTTTGTCCGCGCGCCAAACCTTGAACAAGACCTCTGAGAGGTCCGCGGTGAAGGTGAGAGCGGCCGGCGAGGCACTAGTCCACACGGCGCGATCCCGCTCCATCTCCAGAGCACCGATCCGCTCGCGCAACGCGGCTTCTTCCCCACCCTCTTCGGGCGCGCCTTCTTCCTCTTCGTCTTCTTGGAGCGCCGCTCTTATCTCTGAGAGGCTAGCCTCCAACCTGGACATGCGCGCTTCCAACTGCTTGAGAAGGCTCTCTTCTTCTTCTTCACCCGTCTCAACGACGACGGCCGCTTGCGCCTCTTCGGTGGACATATTGATCTCCAATTGCTCGGCTCCGAGTATATGAGTTGAGCCGGGTTTCAGGTTCTTTTGGTGGGGCGCACAGACCAGTGATACTTCCGTCAGAACGAAGTCGAAGTCTTGACCCTTATCGTCGCGCAAGGATCCAAAAGACGGGGATATGTATCGCAATTCACCGCGCTTGATCTTGTCGTTGGCTTCATCGTCACTGAACGCCAGCGCGCCGATCAAAGCCGCGCGCCCGTCAATATCCACCGACGACAGTTCCAGAACATCGCCGGACCGCTCCCCATTGCGCGTGTGTTCACGAAGCACTGGGGGCAAGTAGCCCGAAGAGGTCAACCGCTCAAACTCTGCTAGCTGGCGGTTGATGAAGCTTCGGTCAATGTCAATCTTGTGATCTCCATATATGAAGCCTGGTTCTTGACACAACAAGACCCACTTGACCAAACGTCCAGCGGGATCTTTGGGCTTGGAGGGAAGACCATCCATGTCCATTTCAAGCCCGGCACTGTGTTTGAGATCCATTAATTCTACTCCACGGAGATCACTTGCGCATTCTAAGCCCCTTTAAAGGAGAGATCAACCCCGACAAATCCTATACCTTTGAGAGCGCCTCAGACGGCCGTCAATCGATTTGTGAGGCAACGCGGGGACTAGTACGTAAAAACAAAACGGCGCGATCGGCTTATACTTTGTTCAGTGTGCATTTTATGCCTCTGAGAGCGCCTCAGACGGCCCACAATCAATCCGTGTCAAAATAAGCGCCCTAGTACGCAAATCCAAAATGGAGCGTTCTGCTTGTACTTTGTTCAGTGAAAACGGCGCTTTTTTAGCTTTCGGGGTCAACAGGGGCGGCGCGCGAGAGGTTGTTCTCTGTTAGCAACTGGTCTTGTATTTCGGGTGTGGATTCTATCAACCCGGCGCTAACAAGAGTCGCAAGGGTTTAGGCGCGGCGCGCTTTGTCCGGCTCGACAATAGCCGCGTGATTGACCGCCGGACAAAAAATCATGCCTTGCGCCGCGTCCAGTGGAAAGTTCAGGGCAATGAATTGATGGAGTACCCTCTCGACAACGCGGGCCGTATAGAGCCCCAAATGCTCAAGGTTATTGCGCGCTTCGCTGGACGCGTCCGAGCGCGCCGCAAATGAGCCGTGAGAAGAGATCCCCATGAGTTTGTGTGAATTGCCGAGCGCCTTGCCAATAACGCCATCCAGCGCCGCGAGTTGCGCCGTGAGATCTGGCGTTACTTGAGACGGGGTCTTGAAATCCACCGTGTGATTGCCCGGTGGAAGTATCAGATAATTGCATTGCTCCGCCGTCCAATTGTCCAGGTTGGTTTGCAAGGTAGAGAGCGCGTCTTCGCTCATTGGCATTGAGGGATCCTGCGTCACACAAAGCAACCCCAGCGCAGACACTTCGATCCCCAACGCTTGGATCTGGAGTAGCTTTTGCTTCATTTTCAGTGGCTGAAACGCCGGCCGAATAATCGAGCGGCCTTCCAAATCGCCATTGGACGCGGGCATATAGGCGCTGTGAATCACCTTCTCCCATGGCAGGATAATGTTACCCGGACCTGAATTTCCAAAGCTGTCAATCTGGTCGTAGGTGCGCTGGGAGACCGCGATCATATTGCTTGGGTTGTCGAGAAAGATCCACTCTTCCACGGTCCACGGCGCTAGCGTCAACGGGATCTCCGGACATATCACGCGGCGGCGCTTGCCGTTGATTAAAACCTCTTCAAAGGGCGCGATCAATTCCCCCAGATAGAACCCTGATATCAGGCTAAACTGAAGGATATCATTGATCCAATCGCGCAAGTGGGCGCGCGCGCCCGTGGCCGTCCACTTGTGCCACACATAGGACGCGTACTGGTATTGCTCTTCTAGCGCCGCGGCCGCCCTCTCTGACCCTTTGAAGTACTCGGGAAGACGGGCGCGCTCTAACCTCCACGGCGCGCTACCGATAGCGCTCACTGCGCCCTGGACTGCGTCGCGGACCATTGGAGACGAAGACGCAAGACGGAAGTATTCCCCAACGTCTCCAGAGCACCCGCGCGCCCTAAAGGGTTGGAGTTGTCTGTTGTATTCGAGGTTGAGCCTTCCACCGCTAAACGGGATCCCTTGACGGCCTTCTGTGTCCTGATACCGCGCCGCGTCCACTTCCAGCCTCGAACCGTGATAGTCTGCGACGATCCTTTGCTCTTCGAGTCGGACCGGGATCAATGTGTCGTGGTGGAAGGCTACCATTTGACCTCTCTCAAGCGCGGTGTCTTGTCGATCACCATTGTATTGCCAGAGCCGGCCGTCATTGCAAGCGCGCCCGCTACTGCGTCGAGTAGATCATCGTGTTTCGTGTCGCCCGGGAAGAGCGCCGCTTGACCGATCAATGTGTCCGTCCAGCGGTCTTTTACGATCGTAACTTTGCCGCCCTCTGCTCTTGTGGCAAGGGGCGCGGCGCGGGCCGTCTTGTCTCGTGTTGGCTTGATCGATCGGACCGCAATGTGCGCCAGATCGCGCTCTGTCATTAGCTCAGAATAGGCTATCTCAAAGCCTGCAACCGTCTCAAGGCCGATCGCTACCGTGTCCTCTTCGCGCACCGCCATTTCCAAGATCATTCTCTTGACCCGTGGCCACGGCGCTTTTGCTTGCCAGAGTCCACCGATCCAAACCATCCCACGGCCGTCCACTGCTACCCGCGCAGTCGCGGTGTAGTCCGCGTGTGTCTTCGTTGAGATGGCCAGATCCCAGAACCGATACCACTTGAGCCCCGCGGGCGCGGCGCGCCGGACCTTGAACCACTGGCGATCGAACATATGATCACCACTCAGATCCACAAACTCACCATTCAGTTCTTGGCGCGCTAGCTCGCTTGTGTACTGCTCGCGGACAAATCCATAGAAGCTCTCAGGTAGTGCCGTGTTCTCTGTTGTGGCCGCGTGGAATACCTCCACGTCCGCGCGCCGGGAGAGGTCGTAGAGCCAGTTGTGACCCTTTGGTGTCGAGGTGATAATGATTCTCCCCGGGTTGAGACGAAGACGCCCAACAAGGACCTCATACACCTCTGCGTCGCGCAGAAGCGCAGCTTCGTCAATCCAACAAAAACCGAGGTTGGATCCGCGCAAGCGCCCAACCGTCTCCTTTGCGCCCGTCCTGAATAGGATCTTCGTGTTGTTGCGCAAGGTGGTAACGAGGTCGCTTTTGCGGTGGTCCTTGATGAAGTCTTGAGCCACGGCTAGAAAGCTCGGGATCGTTGCGTCTTTGAGCACCCTCCAAGTGGGCGCGACCACCATACACACGGTCTCTGGCGGTTGCTGTAGTAGCGCGACGGACCCCGCGAAGGTCTTACCGCTCCCGATCCCACCGATGAAGCACCGTACCCGCGCCGCGCTCTCCAGGAACTCGCGCTGGACGCGGTGCGGTTGTACGCGCAGCGTGTCAGGCATAGCCGCGGACCCCGTGACACAGGGGCTCGAGCCCCTCTAAGCCTCGAATTTGGGC